GAGGGATTTTGGGCTTCCTCGGTAGCCTCGGATTGCACATTCATGTTTTTGACACCAGTTAACGCCCGGCGGCGGCGATGACCTAGCAATGTGGAGGGAGTTAATATAAGTCAACAATGGGACAGCTAGGTGTGGATAGGTGTGGACAGCTATATGTAAGAAATAATGTGTAGTTTTTCTGACGAATCTGTGACAAATACTGGGTACTTTTTGTCACAAAACTTGACGCAAAATTTGTATTGATTTCTCGTCACGAATGGCGAGTAGTTTGGCGTAAAGGCCTTGTATCGCCACATATGGCGAGATCACAAATTGTGATTGGTTTGGATGTTGACTTGAGTCAGAACCCCAGCTAGGATTTGCCTTGACGGGAGTTGGAATCATCGTCAGAAATCACCCCTCCAGCTTAAAACACTGGCTCTTCTGGGACTGGTCGAGTATCCAACTCCTCGGCCAGTCCCGTTGTTTTTTACCCAAGGTGCTGGTGACATATTTAAGGAATCGAGGAACGCTAAAACGACCGCACGAAACCTAGGTAAAAGTCTCACAAAGGTGTCGCCTGATGATCGATGAAGCGACTTAATAGTGTGTGACGACTAGAGAGCTTGATGCCGCCAAACTCACAACCTTCGGCTATCTCTAGTTCCAGCATTGCTGGTGTGCATGTCGTCCTTTCCGAAAAATATACGGGAGTTCAAAAAGCGCAGTTAGTCCGTTATGGGCGAACTGTGTCTGCGAGCCTTCCTCCAATGCCGGGAGTTGATGGTGTGCTAATGCATCATAAACCACCCATAAAACATCCATATTGGCTTATTTAAGCACACTTATATGACAAAAAGAAAGGCCACGGGGATGAAACCCGTGACCTTCCAAACCAATGAACAATGAAACAAAAAGCACTTGCGTGCTAGAAACTTGTAGTTCGGGTGAGTTGTTATGTCAAGCTCACAGGTAGAGATTGGGTGCTTGAGTGCGTACAGCGGACGATGGGGTTCCACGCTCTTTGTTTTTATTCATATTTTGAATGTAAGAATTGATGATTTGAGCATTGTTTCCAATTCTCATGATCTTCTTGTTTTGCGCTAGAGCAGGCATCATCGTGTCAACAATTTTACCTAAAGCCCCACCAGTTCTTAGTGGTCTTTGTTGGTTCATTTGGTTGCGGAATCCTCCTCTTAGTCCAAATCCTCTACGTTGCATTGCTTGTTGTTCGTACATAATATTGTTGTGTTGTGTTATTCTTGTTGGGGGGAGAGTAGCGTCAGGAGTTCATCCAGCGTGGAGATGCTTCCCACGACCTTCATGACTTCTTGGTTGTCCATGCATTGGCGCAAGTCTGAGAAGAAACGCTCACGCTCTTCACGGATGAACTGGACGATTGCCTTGAACTCATCGCGGTCGGAGAGTGCTTCGATTGCCTGCTGTATTGTTGGTTTTGGTAGTGGTGTCATTGGTTACTGGTAAAGTTACTTCTTCTTGGCCTTTTTCTTGGGCATGCGCTCCATCTTGATTTCGATCTCGACATAGCCTCCTTTGCCCTTCTTTTTACCGTTTCCGTTTCCGTTGTGGCCGCAGCCATTAGTTTTACTTTTCATAGAGTTATTTGCGTTTTTTCATTCCAGCCTCGGACATGGCGATTGCGATTGCCTGCTTACGACTCTTTGCCATCGGTGCTTTCTTTGGACCCTTGGGGTTGCGACCAGCGTGCAGAGTGCCTGCCTTGTACTCGCCCATGACCTTTGCGACCTTGGCTTGTTTACCTGCTTTGGTTGTTGGCTTCTTCATAGAGTTACTTCATCGACTTGCTACCCTTGCACTTCCATTTGCGGCGTGAAAGGTTGTTTGGTGAGTTAGGGTCGGACTTCCAGTCTCCTTTGATCTTAGCACTACGAGCGCAGTATGAATCGCCCCGTGCCGATCCGGGTGAAATGGTAGCACCCTTCTGCCCGTACCTCACGGTCTTCTTGCGACCTGTGGCTGGGTTGGTGACCACTTTGGAAAACTTCTTTTCCATTACTGCTGCATTCCTTGGGTTTGGACTCCGCCCATTTGTGCGCCTTGTGTTCCGATCCTGCCGATTTCAGCATTCTGGGCTTGTTGAAGCATAAAATTATATTGATCCATGTACTTCTGAAGTCGTGCCGCGAATGCCTCGTCCGATTGTGCGCGTTGGGCAACGTCTGGTTGCTGGACATACGCCTGTACGAGTTGCATTGCGATCTGTGCGCCATTCGGTTGCGCCGGGACTTCGATGCCTGCAAAGATTTTGGCGAGGTCGTCGGTGACGTTCTTCATGACCTTCTGCTGTGCCTCTTCCGCAGGTTGCAGGACATAGTCGGCAAAGATTGGGTTGATGCTAGATGCCGTAAACTCAAGCAGTTTATTCACATCCATGATGCCGTTGCGGTCGAGTTGGACGAGCGACACCATGTTCTTCAACTGCGTCTCTGCCGTCTCTGGGTCGTTGGACTGGGAGTCAAAATTCACCACGATGCTGAAGTTCTCGTCGGGCGATCCTTTGGTCATCACCTGCGGGTTTGGATTGCCAGTCACTTGGAAGAAAACTTCGTCTGGTCCCATGCGTTGGAATAGCTTCCATGCGGTGTTCAGCACATCGCGCACATGGTCTAGGAACTTGCTGACAAAGTACTGCTGGCGCATAGATGCGAGCGGGTTGTTCATGTCCAGACCAACGGAGCGGTCTGCCTGTCCGATCATCGAAACCTCAACCTCGATAGAACCATTGTCCTGAGGCGGCGTTGGGCCAAATTGAATCTCGCCCAAACGTCGATAAGGTACTCGCCTACCCGGACCCCAATCGCTTGGAGGCTTGCCAGCAGGATGCATAAGAGGAGGTAGAGTAGCAAGAGAAGCACGATCAATCCGCGAGTCACGCTCGGTCTTGATCTGCATCTGCGGTCCTCGGAGTATGTCAGAAAAGGTCGAAACCTCATACATTCGTTTCTGGTTATTGGATAAACGGGTTACGACAAATGGATAGTCGTCATATCCGTTAAGGAGTTCGTGCTTGGCATAGCCCTCGGACTGCGGGTGGAAAACGGTGCAGTAGATACCCTCGCTGCCATCCTCCTCGTCGATCAGACGCTGGTAGCAGTACACCACCATGACAAGGTCGTTGTCGTCGGTGATGGGAAGGCGGGTGTCCGTCTTGAGCTTCTCCCCGTCATAGTACATGGAGTCCTTACCACGCAGACGCTCGATAGCGTTCTCGACCCAGTCCTCGTCCCAGCCCTCGTTGGAGACCTTTTTCTCCAGTTCTTGGGCAGTTAGGAAGGTGCGCCAGAAGATGTAGGGGCTGCGCTGCGGGTCGGAAACATAGGACGGGAACAGCACTTCTCCATCAGGGGCGCAGGAGTGAACCACGGGACGGTCAACAGAAACCCTAGGAATCGGTATTTGCGCCTCTCCCTTCGTTCTGAGGTCTTTGAGGGCTTTTTTGGCTCTCTTATCGGAAAGTGCGGGGTAAGCCTGAGAAATCAATCCTAGGGCCATTTCTGAGGAATTGGGGTCCAAGAGCATGTCCACGATCTCGGGGGCGGCTTGTGCCACCTCGTCGAGGGTGAGAGTCTGGAGGTAGGTGCGGGACTCCCGCTGCCAACCCACGTATGAGATCATCAGACCCTTTTCGAGCAGGTAGTTTGCCCCCAGTTCCATGTGCTCACGGAAGTTCGGGATGTAGGTGCTTCTCATCCACTTCAGAAATCCAGAGACCATTGCCGCACGGGGCATGGATGCCATGCTGGTCGGGAATGCCTTAATGTGACTGCGCTGGAGTGCTTGGTCAAACAGGGCTACATAGGTGTCGATCCGCTCACCAATCACATTTACCTCTTGGTCGGAAGCTCCCTGCCATGGGAATGCGTTGGCTCCGTTCTTCCGCAGGTCGTCAGATTTCCCATCCCAGATGTTGCGACGATCCTCATAGGAACGCAGGCATGACTCAAAGTAGTAGTCTAGGTCGATGAGGCAGGTATCATAGGCGTTGGCAAGCTCCCCAATGTTGGGTTCCTTATCAACATAGATCATGGACTCGCCTTCGAGTGCCTCGTTGTCATATTCAGTTTCCATCTGTGAAGATTTCGTAGTGTTCGGAGTCTAATTTCTTGATGACCGTAATAGTCTTTTTGATCAGTCGCGGGGACATCCATGCAGGCACTTCTACCGCAATCTTTGTCCCATCTAATGAGGCATATACATATCTTGGGTTGTTGGCGAGGCTAATTACCATGACTTCCTGCGGGGAAGCCTTTACCAGCACTGCTGGGACTTCCGCGGTTGGTTCCGCGGTTGGTTCCGCGGTTGGCTCCGCGGTTGCCTTCTTTGCCACCTTCTTTGCCGCCTTCTTAACTGCTGTTTTCTTTGTTTTCATGGTTAATATCCTCCTTGTCCTTGGATAGTTACAGATATAGCTTGCCCGTCCATGTGGTCAATACCAGACACAGCTGCGTAGCGTAGAACGTCGATAGGGTCTTTCCATGCCTCCTTCAGCCCTCCGTCACCCGTGTACTCGGACAGGGCTTGTATGATGTTCTCACACTCACTGCTGACGTAGAAGTGCGGTCGGTTGACAGAATCTCGCGGGATAGTTGTATCAAATGCCATTTTCCCGATTAAAGCCTGCAACCCATCATCGATCTCCAGACCGGGCGCGGGGATGCACACGATGTCTTGGTCGTTAAGGTCTTCGATGATGCTGGATGCCCCGTCTGCGGCTTGGTACTTGGCTGCACCTAGTCGGGGGTCGATCAGTCTCTCTGCGATCTCCTCGTCACCCTCAAGGTCACGAATTAACTCAACATAGTCTCTGATACCGAACCCTTGGCCTTTCGCCCCCTGTCCCGGAACCCACTTGCCACCGCGCCACTCAGCCCAGTCACCCACGTCCACGCCTGGGTATTCCCTGTAGACCCAGAACGTCCCACTCTCATCCACTGCAATCCAGCACATGAACCAGTTCTTGGCTCCAGCAGGGTCGATGATGTGGTATCGGGTGACGTTCTTAGTTGGAATAGTGTGCGCATCAACAATGTTAACCTCCTTGTTGAACTTGGGGAATTTGGTGGCATGGGACTTAACTGGAACCCCGTACGCACGAATTAGGATCTCCTCCCTAGGTCTCCCCACCAGTGTCTCCCGAATGCGTGCGTAGCCACCGAAAGGGTTATCTTGGGAGTGGAAGTAGTGGACGCTTGCGTTGCGCTTCTTACTGCGCTGCACATACGGCACTAGCTCTCCGTTAAGCAGTTCTGCCTCCCTGCTCTCAATGCTCGCAGCCCCGTCTAGGTACTCCTTGATGACCTCCGTATACCCGTCAATCGGCGTGAAGGTCAGCAGTAGCTTTGCGTTGCGTGTAGCAAGTCGGAATCGCAGGGTGTTGATTAGCTCAGGGCCAAGCAAATACTCGTCCAACCAGCAGCCCACATTATGCCACACAGGACTGCGGGAACCCAACTCCGCTCCCTCAAGGATGGTCGGGTTGTTCTGGTACTGGGAGTAGGTCTTGAAGATGATTTGCGAGCCATTGGGGAGGATTAGCGAGGAATCTGTGAACCCGTTCTTCTTGGTGTAGCTGATGTAAGTCCCAGATGATGTCTGCTTGGTCCGCAGTTCCGCAGGCAACCAGTCCCAGACGGCACTCTGCTGCTGTCGGATGCTCACCTCGGATGTCTGTGCAAAGCACATGATCTCTGAGTTAGGGTTTTCTATAGCAGCACGAACCACCGAAAACGCACCCCACTGGGTCTTGCCCGAATTTTTCTGCAAGATATTCCCAATGAAATAATTGCCTGTGTCTGGAACCTCAATGTCCCATATCTCGCTTACTTGTTTATCATAAACCTTGACAATTATTGTCTCCCAAGGTTTCATCAACGCACATGAAAACAATCCTAGAACACATTGTATCGGGCGACGAATTAAAGGAATTGATCGCACAAGGGAAAACCCTGCAAGAAATATCTGACCTAGCTTTTGAAAGATGCGGCCAAAGATGGTCAACCGCTGGGGTTTCAAAACTCTGTAAGAAACACAAGATTCCGATGCCTCGCAGTGGTCCTCGTAGTGGATCTCTTCATAAGGGTTGGAAAGGTGGAAGGCTCCTGAATAAGGATGGTTATGTCGAGATATACTCTCCGGGTCATCCGAATTCAAAAAAACACACTCACTATATTTTGGAGCATCGGTTGGTGATGGAGCAGATGTTGGGTCGATTTCTTTCAAAGAAGGAAGTCGTCCACCACAAAAACGGGGTGAAGACTGACAATCGTCCAGAGAATCTTGAAGTCTTTGAATCCAACGCAAAGCATTTAGCCGCAACTTTGAAAGGACAAGTCCCACGTTGGAGTGAGGAAGGAAAAAGGAGAATTTGTGACGGCCAGAAGAACAAGGGGCCAATGAATCTTTCCCCAAAATCGAGACAACGCCGCCGATGCCTATGTCTTCTACGGAACGCCATCCAAAAGGAGTTGAAACTTCGTGTGCTGCCGAACACTGAAACGAGTCACCGTTTCGTAGAATCACTTGGTATGTCTTGGCAGCAGTCTTTACAAATGGTTGAAGCGCACGGCATTGAATCTGTTTTTCCCCGTCCCAAGCAAGCACATGAAAGTTGCCAGTAATTTGTGATACTGGAGTGCTGGTTTTGGCTACTGGGTCGTATATCTCTTGATCTGGAGCAAGACAACGGTTACCTCCCAGTGCCACAATCTCGTTTACCTCGCTGAGTTGTTCCTCGGCCTTTGCCCAGTGCGGGAGTCGGAAGCCATAGCGGTAAGGGTCGCGCTCTGCGTTGTCTACAGCTTCATGATAGACCCTGTGGAGTTCCACAAGCTCCTCTGGCTCCATGAGAGCGATCTCGTCGTCCGTAGGCGGCGACAGAATTTGGTGTGTGCGCCACTTCATGGTTTGTATGCGTCAGTTTCCATTAGGATGTCGATTATACGATACACGCTGCCGCACCTATCACATCCAAACGCATCATCCTCTGGAGGAAGTGAACCTCGGTTGCCGTCAACAAGGTGCAATTTGCTGTACTTCTCGCAGTACCCGCAAAGACCAATGTGGGGGGTGATGAACTTCTGCAACACTACATTCCACACCTTGGAGTCAAACTTCTCGGCAAGATACGAGGCGTAAGCGAGAGTGTGGCACTTGTATACCTTGCCGTCATGCACGACCGTATAGTGGTGGCAGAGATGTCCATCAAACCTTGATTCTGGTTCCTGTATCATGCTACGATTTCAGCCTCAACTGCCTGTGCCTTCACCTTGCTGGCGAGGCGTGAGCGTGCCTCTGCGATCATCTTCGCGGCATCGTCGATACTAGCTCCCTGCCTATGCTCGACCACTGCGGTTGCCATGCCAGACAACTGCATGGACTTGTCCGTAAGCACGCCCACGGTGATTGCCAACCTGTCTGGGGAAATGTTCTTGAGTTGCTCTGGGTCGTCGCTCAACTGGTCTGCCTTCGCAAACAGCAGGTCGGTGTAGGTCTCTGCCGCCATCGCGTACTTCTGGCTGAACTCCTTGCGTTTCGTCTCCAGAGTGTCGCTATGCCGCCACATGAGCGACCGCACGGTGTCACGGGCAAGCCCTGTGATCTCGGAGGTGGACTTGATAGACTTCCCCTGTGCGAGTAGCCATAGGCACTTTGCCGCCGCCTGCGGGTTCCAGAACTCCACACGCTGCCTGTTGCCGTGTTCCTCGGCGCGGCGCATCACTTCTGCGAACCATTCTTGATCTGGTTCTGCGGTTAGTTTCTCGCTCATGGTGGTTAGTTTTACTTCAGCTTCGCTGCGTTTGCAATAGCGGAAGAGTTATTTTTTGCAGCGGACTTCTTCTTTGGTTTTTTGGCGTTTCTTTCCGCTTGAATTTGTGTCTCCGCTGGTGGAGCAGGTTTTGTGACCTTAAATCCAATGTCTCCATGACTTGTGCGAACAATCTTTGCGTCTGGCAGTTCCTGTTCGATCAACGCACGGAGGCTTTGTGCGGTGTATCCTTTCTGGAATGTTCCCTTCTGCGTGACCACTTCTCGTGGGCCTACAAGTTGAGTTTTTGGGTTATCAAGCCTGTTCTTGATATTATTCCAGCCCATAACATTGATAAACGCAGATCCACCGGGTTTAAGTTTGCTGTAAATCTGGTTTACAATCTGCCTACCAGTGTCTTCTGGGACAACATTTAACACAGCATTGTTGATAATGATGTCCTTGCTGTTATCTGGTATCTGGTTGATTGAATCCTCACCTTCATACTCTGGAGCAATAACCCGTGTTTTTTCGTTAGAAAATGGCTCGTACCCTTCAACATTAAAACCAACCTTTTTGCCGATTGCTTTCATTGCCTTGGTTCCTATTCCTCTACCTGCGGAGAAGTCCAGAACCTCCATGCCTTGCGTTGCATTAGCTTTTACGATTGACTCGTAGGTAGGTGCGGTAGTTGCGATCTGTGTCTTTTCAGATGCCTCTGGTGAGTATCCAACCTTGGACAAACTATCCCAAGTAGACGGGCGCATCTTTCCTCCTTCTTTATCTGGGATGTTGGAGTCGATAGTCTTTGTCTTGCCTTCAGGCATATACCGAATATCCCTACTCCCCACATCAAACCGCTTGCTCAACGGGATGACATTGCCTTTGTCGTCGCGAGTGATTGGGTCTGCGGATTTGATTTGATTCGGATTAAAAACTATCACAGTTCCTCGATGGTAACTGGCGGGAACTTTTCCAGAGAACCCCGACTCGTCTGTGAGTATAGCTGTATCTGACTCAGATTCAACCATAGCTTTAATAATTGATTTTTTATTTTTATCAACATACTCATCGGTATCTGCGTAGTCTCCATTAGAAATAGAACCCACGCCTGAATTCTCCAGATCTTTATTTGTAAATACTTTACCTGCTTTAATATAAGCAGAAATGGTTCGACCTCCCGTATAATCATCTCCTTT